TACGCATACGCTCTTGATAATTATTAGAGGTATCATTGGTGTAGAAGCGCATATTTGAACCGTAAGCAGTTCCGTCTGTAACGCTATCTATTTTAGATTTGGCGATATTAGTCGAACCAAATGCACTGCCGTTATTGCCCCACAAAGTTAATTCTGCCGCAACAGCACTACCACTAGCCGCTGATATTTTTAATCTGCCATCTGCGGTGGTGCTTCCTATTTGCAAGTTACCTGAACTATCAAGCCTCATACGCTCTGCTGAACCTGTATTAAACGTAAAGGCTCTACGGTTTGCTGTTGTTGCGTGTAACTCGTGGTAATACTTTAGATAAAAATCTTTTTGTCCGTTAGTGCCGGGATTACCAAAATAAATTCCACTTTCGCCTGTGCTAGCCGTTAACAAGCTAAGACCAACATTGCCGCTGTTTTCTAAAACAAGTTCATCGGCGTCGGCATCAGCACTAACACTTCCTGCGCTCGCAGAAAACACATTTAGCTTTCCATCAGGACTCGTAGTACCAATACCTACGTTACCAGAGCTATCTATACGCATACGCTCGTTAGCGTTTGTATAAAACGCCATAGGGTATGAGCCATCAGAATACATAATCCTTGCGTAAGCACCAGAGCTAAAACCAGCGCCTGTGCTGTTGTCTATCATCTGATAAAAGTTGCCGCTATCGTTTAGACTATGTACTCCAGCATACCCTGTAGTTGCTTGGCTTCTTATCTGAGCCGCTGTTGTGCCATTAACATGCAGAGGTGTCGCAGGACTAGCAGTACCAATACCTACGTTACCAGAGCTACTAAGCGTCATGCCAATAGTCGGTGTTGAGCCATAAGCAAACAACAAATTCTGCCCACCACTGGCAAAGTTTGTACCAATTCTGTACTGAAGCGTGTTGTTTTCGTCAGTAAACTCTAGTAGATGACCTGTACCAGCACTGCCTTTTTGCAGGTTTAATCCTACATATCCAGTACCTCCAGAGATATGAAGCTGACCAGCAAGAGGAAAGGAGGGACTCGTAGTTTTAATACCTACGTTACCGGAACTATCAATGCGGAGGCGTTCTGCTGAACCTGTAGAAAACGAAAGAACTCCGCTAGCGCCTGACGCATTAAAATCGTGCAACGCGTCTAAAGAGCTTGCGTCACCAGTTCCGCTTGAGATAATTAACTCGCGTCTGTCATTTGACCCGCCATAAAAATAAGCCCCAGAACTAGCACCTCTATCTACATGAAGTTTAGCGGCGGGTGAGGTTAATCCAATGCCTACGTTACCGTCAACCGTAAGCGTACTTGGGTTTGTCCCAACCTCAATTACAGTACCACCTGAGTCTTCCGTGTAGAGGCGCTTATTAGTTAAGTCCAGCGCAGGTTCACCTTGGACAAGATCCCCTGCTAACGGTGCGCCTGAGCCGTTCTTTAGCTTAATCGTAGTAGCCATTAATAAGTTCCTCCGTCAATAGTTGACAGTGTTGTTGTAATAGATGTTGTTCCTGATCCAGTGACTGCACCGGACAAAGTAATCGTTTGGTTGCCTGTCAGATACCCAGCAGCACTGTGGTCGCCCCATCCGTAAGCAGTGTCCCACTGGCCTACTTTGGTATCAGTGATGACGTTAACACCCATGTCAATCGTGTTACCGTTGGCGTCCAGTGTACCGCCTAGCTGTGGCGTAGTGTCACCGATGAGATCCGGGTTAATCGTGTTCCACGCAGATCCATCGTAGATACGTGTTGTGTTGTCACCTGTGTTAAAGTACCAATCACCAGCAGTAACTGCGTTACCGTTCAGGTCAACCGTAGGGTTACTCGCCTGTGCTCCCAAAAAGAAACCGTCGATAGCTTCCTGAGCCGCCTCAGCAGCCGTTTGTGCAGCCTGTGCAGCCGTTGCAGACGTAGACGCACTAGAGGCTGAGGTAGCTGCGTTCGTCGCTGAGGTGGACGCTGAGGACGCGCTAGAGGCTGCGTTAGTCTCAGATGTACCTGCGTTAGTCTCTGACGTTGCTGCGTTGGTTGCACTCGTGCTAGCCGCAGACGCTGATGACGACGCACTGGACGCACTAGACGCTGCGTTAGTTGCGCTAGTAGACGCTTCAGACGCCTTAGTAGTGGCTGTAGTAGCACTGGCTAAGGCGTTAGTCTCACTTGTGCTCGCGTTGCTGGCGCTGGTAGCAGCGTTGGTTTCACTTGTCGCTGCGTTGGTAGCACTAGAGCCAGCAGCAGAAGCACTCGTAGCTGCGTTAGTTGCACTGGTAGACGCATTAGACGCAGACGTTGCTGCGTTGGTAGCGCTGGTTGATGCTTCAGACGCTTTGGTTGTTGCTGTTGTAGCGCTAGAGGCTGCACTGGTCGCGCTAGACGCTGCATTAGTCTCGCTAGTTCCAGCGTTAGTTTCACTGGTTGCTGCTGCTGATGCACTGGATGCAGCCGCTGTTGCGCTAGACGCTGCGTTGGTTTCGCTAGTGCTGGCATTAGATGCACTGGTTGCAGCGTTTGTTGCGTTAGTCGCAACACTGGACTCACTAGCCGCAGCGTTGGTTGCACTGGTTGCCGCAGCAGATGCACTGGCAGCAGCTTCGTTTGCTTTTGTAGTAGCAGTCTGTGCGTTGGTAGCTACCTGTGACGCATACGCATCCGTGGAAGCATCTCCTGAACCACCATCACCTCTGTAAATCGGCATAGACTATATCCTGTTTGATTTGCTCAGGTTGTCCTGTGCAGGAATTACCTGTAAATTCCAAGGAACGTGTAAGCCACAACAGTTTTGTCCACGGAGGGGAACTATATGGTCAACGTGATGAACTACTCCGGTTAGCTCTGAACGCAAGTCGCGTAGTTCGTAAATCTCTTCGATCATCCATTTGTGATCGTCAGTAAGCCACTTAGGTTTTGCTTGTCGAACACCTTTGGCTCTTAGATGTCCTTTAGTAATATAATATTGCTTTCTTTTTGTTCTATAATAATGTCTGTTTTGAGCGTTAATAGTTTCTCTGCGTTCTTTACGTTTTTCATTAACACAAAACTTACATTGTCCAAAGTAGCCATCTTTGTTTCTTGGCTGCTTAAAAAATTCTGAATAATCTTTTGTTTCTTTGCAAGTACTGCACTGTTTCATAATAACTCCTGCATGAGTTAAGAAACGAGGGTACTAGGTGATGCAGCACCGTTCCCCTCTAAACTTTAAACTTTACTCATCACAAACAGCGAGAATAAAGCCAGCTTCAGGGCGGTACGTCTCGACACCATAGAGGGTATCTGCGGTGTACAGAGTGCTCAAATATTCTTGTTTGTATTGAGTCTGAGAACGTACAGCCATTTGCTCTGCCATTACAAGGGCGTCCTTGTGGAAGAACAAGCAGCCACGGGTGTCAGCGGTAGACGCAGTGTTCTGAGCAGCGACTTCCAGTACAGGAGCGTTGCTAGAAACGTAGATGTCTACACCGTAGAGGTTACCGATGAGGCCAGACTCAACACCACGACCACCAACAAAGTCGGAAGATACGTAGCGGTCAATGCCCATGATAGACTTACGTGACGCAGGAGGAATAACGAGAACTCGTCCGTCCATAGGTACGTCAGCATCGTCCATCAGCTTGATAGCTTCGCGGAAGCCCAAGTCGGTGAAGTTGTCACCAGACGTTACTGTGTCAACAGCGTACGCAGACAAGCCAGTAGCGGCATTGAAGTAGTAGCTGTTGCTGTTAACCCAGTTAGCACCTGTGTTAGCAGGAGTCTGAGTACGAGTACCATCACCAAAACCAGTAGCCGCGTTGATGAGGTCAGTGTCTACCTTGAGAGCAAGCTGGTAGCCAGCGTCTTCAGTGTAGAACTGTCGCAGAGAGGACAGAGCCTGTACTTCTACGATGTCTTCAATCAAACGTGAGTACTCAAAGTGACGGTCAACAGTGACAGTCAGTTCTGACTCGAGGTTAGCCTGAATCGTAACTGCTACAGCTTCTGCCTTAGCAGATGCAGCACCACGGATGGGCTTAGGGATGTGAATAACGTCACCCTTCTTGCCAGACATAGCGAGTCGCTTGACAAGGGGAGCCATCTTCAGGTTCTTTTGGTAAGCAGCGATTACTTCATCGCTCCAGATTTCTGGGATAAAAGTCCCAGCAGCAGTTTTGTCTACTACAGCATTAGCTGTAAAATAGGCACCAGAGGTTTCACCAGCCATTGTAATTCTCCTTTAGGCTATCTAACCCGACCCTCTGCGTAAGCCTTCAGTAGTTCGTCTGATAGACTCTGATAACGCTCTGGGTCGGTACGCATAAGTTTAATAATGTCAGCACGACGATAAACTTTCTTGCGTGATCCTTCCGATGTTCCTCGAGCGTTGCCTGTGTTAGCTGACTTTACTGCACTCTTACGGGCTTCTCTTTCAGCCTGTGCTGTCTGTTGAACTACTTGGTTCCTCTCTTTCCAGAGGCTAAACAGTTCGTGAGCAGCGTCGTAGTCGTACGCTTGGTCAGCCTGAACAAACAACTGTGTTCGGACTTTTGACCCCTTGATCCACTCAGCAAACTTAGGGTCTTGCAGTATTTGTTCCATCTCAGGATGAGAGGACTTGAGTTGTGCAAGAGTAGCCTGTTGTTTGTACTGTTGTGTGTAAGCCTGTGCTTCTCTAATCTTAGGGTGGTTGTCTATAGCTCGACTAACAGCGGTCTTGGGATCAACAAAGAAATCTACATCATCATCTTCATCGCCGTTGTATTGCTGTTGTTGAGGTGCTTGTTGGACTGAGAGTTGTGTCTGGATGTAATTATCAACAACTTTACGTAACTCTCCAACTTCCGTACTCTGCTTACCTGAGAACTTCTCTAGTTCTTGGTGCATCTGTACAAGTTCTTCTACAGATTTACCTTGGTACTTTTCTGGAACATTAGACTGTTGAGGTTGTTCCTCGTGAGGATTCTCTACGGTGTCCTGTGTGTCGAGTTGGTCTGTTGTTTCTAATTCTTCTTCCTTACGCTCATCAATAAGTGTCGCTCGTGACATTCTAAACTTACCCCGCCTATTATTATTATTAGGTTATGGAGGATTAAATGGGAGTTGCCTCTAGTGTTGAGATTCCCTCGTAGTTTTCCCAGCATTCTCGTGTTCGCGTACCCACTTCATGTGTCTGCCAGGGAA